AGCCGTACACGACTTCAACGCGCTATTGGCTACCGACACCCACGTGCGTTTCTCTTTGCTATTCATGCCCTTTTTCAAGGCATCCACATCACCAATTTTCCACGGCATAGACGCCTCCTATTATCATCTACTTCTAGCGACGTGTAGTGCAATATACTTCTGACCGACGCGACTGTCGAATGAATGAGGATGAATGACGCGCCGGCCACTCATCATTCAATCGTCGCACGATACGTTTGACCGTAACCATACACCGCAAAGGTGTGTGAAACGTCGGCGTCAGCATTACCCTCCACTGCCACAGAGCGCACGCGACAATAGGGGCCAAAGATCGCCGGGCGCACCACCCCAGACGCAGCGTCGGCAGTCACGTCAATCACTACTGCCCCAGGTGCGGCGGGATCGAGCACCGCGATCTCTCGAATGGCTGGCGTATTGCCCGCCTTTTGCGTGAAATGCACGGCGTTATACCAGATCAAGTTATCCATCGAGAAGTCGATATATACATCCAACGTATCCGCAGCCTCGTGCGTGGAAGCAGTGATGTCAAGCAAGATGATCATCCGCTGTAATTGACCCAACCCCTGTATCGCCGCCCCAGTCACCGTGCCTACAGTCTGCGCAGCTAAGGCTCTCAAAGTGAACATGGATACTCCTTAACACAAGAGACGCGCCACCGATACGATGGCGCGTCCATTTCCGACGCGAATGCGTTTGTGTGCAATCATTTGGAATATCATAACATACTTATGATAACATGTCAAGGAAAGATTTCATCAGATGTGAATTGAGCCAACAACGCCTCCACATCCGCACTCTTGGGTTCGATCACCTGCACCGATGGCCTACCCCAAATGCACGGTAACCCGTTTCCATTGACCAGGATGCGCATGGTAATGATCGATGACGCTTGTCCGGGGCGCGGGGCCACACTCATCAACCGCCGCACCACGTTTACCCACTCCTGCGGCATATCATTCTCCATCATCGCCATCATCCTCCCCGTACTCGGCTGCGGGCACTTTCGCCTGTCGCGCCAATGCCGCCGCATTCGCCCCATTTCCCCCTGGCGTCGCGATCCCTGCATCCCGCGCCTTCTGCGCTCCCGCCGCCCGCGCTAACGCTGTCGCCTCTTGATCGATCTTGGCCTTCTCTTCTCGCTCTACCTTCGCCTGTTCCAGTATCTCGGAGACATTCTTCACACCCAACGCTTGCAAGAACTTCTCCATCGCCACTTCTTCTGGCACGAACTCTTGCATTCTGGCCTGCGATAATGCACCCGCGAGATAGCGCAGGTCGACCTGGATCAGTGCATCGGTGGACACATCTACCCCGGACTCGCTATAAGTCTTGCCGCCGTATAACTCGCCTCCCTTGCGTACCAACCCCACCATATCGCGCCATGCGTCTGCCCAGAAAGATTGGTAGCGTTGCCATTGACGCATCACCGGCTGTTCCATCGCCGTCGCCGTTGCTAACCTGAACGCTTCACCACGGCCAAGCCAATGAGCAAAGACGCCTCCTCCGAGGCCCACCATAGCCAACAGCGCACCACCATCAACCTGCGCATCCGACGCGCCTGTACCGAGTGGCATTCGCTGTCTCGTCGCCGCCTCATTCTCGATCCACGTCGACCCTGCGATGGCCGCGGGGTTCTGCTCCGCCGTCTGTCCCGCATTGTTCAATGTCGATTCCAACTTGCGCCGAATAGCCTCGACGCCACGCGAGCCGGTGCGCGCGGTGATCTTGTCCACGATCATCGCTACGGCCCTGGCTACGGCAGCGCGATTCTGCAAGAACTCCTTGTACGTCCGTACCCAGGGGAAGGCGGCGTCCATCAAGGGCCAACCGCGGATGCTGAGAGTGTGATGCGCGACATGCAACAACATCACGTCGGTGTTCTCACGCTGCGCGTCGGCCAATTGAGCGTCCTTTGGCAACTTGTAGTCGTTCAACTCATCCGCGTCGGCCTGCCAATCCTTGTAATACAGCACATTGGGCTGCGCCTCACCCTTGCGCGTCCACTCACGTTTGTAGTACAGTACGATGTCCTCATCTTCTGGGGAGCAGATGATCTCGGTGATCTGATCGGGGTTGAATCGGCGTATAGTGCAGGTTCCGTCGAGCTTGTTGATAAAGAAGGGCAAGAACAACTCACCCTCTACCAACAATAGATCACTCAATCTCTGTACTTTGCGCGGCTTGAGCACGGGACGATTGCGCTCTGCTGTCTCGAACTCTTTCCAATCAGTCAATAGTTGCTCGTCACGCGGCTTGACCTCGATGGTTTGGCCGAAACCGAAGTCGGTCCACAAGCCGGTGATACGTTGCGTCACCACGTCGGCGCGGTACAGATGGCGCGAGTCGGCCACGGACTTGCGCCGCGCCTGTTCTTCCTCAGCCTCGCCGGAGAATGGGCCAGCGAGTGAGATGTCCCCGTAGTGACGTGCTATCAACTCTAGTGTGCGTGCGTCCAATTCTTGCAACTGGTCGGATGAGACCCAGTACGGGCGTCTCTCATACGATGACCATACGGCTGCGGACGCGGCCTTCAAATCGCGGTACTCTTGTCCGAGTACCATGTTTGCGAAACGCTCTCTCAATGTGGGCATGTTATGTCAATCTGCTTTCTCTCCCCACCCTATTAGTAATCCACCGGAACCACCTCATTATACCCCTTACGCAACATCTTGGCTACGTGTTCGTCGCACACCTTAGTACGCAAGCGAGTACCATTACCATAGTGATTTACGAGCAACCACACGGCGTCATTCCCACAACGATTCTGTGGGCAAGTACACTCGCTGGCGTGACCGGACTGTTCCTCGTTCACGTTCGGCTCTGCGCATTGGCAACAATCGATGTATTCACAACGCATAGTCAACTCTCTTTCTTATATCAACACTTTTTGCATCGCGGCCTCGGTGATGCGCTTGCGAGCGATGGCACAGTATTCCTCAAAAACCTCTATACCAATAAAGTTTCTCCCCGTTTGTACACAAGCAACACCTGTCGTACCAGAGCCACAAAACGGATCAAGTACCGTATCTCCTGGGAATGTCCAGAGCGTCAACGCTCTCTTTGGAATCTCTAATGGAAATGGTGCTGGATGATCAATCGATGTCTCTGGATTGATGCACCATAAATCCTGTGCCCAATCAACCCATTGTTCTTTACTTATCATTCCTGTACCACGCTTATGAGTATCGGGTGATCCTCTTTTCCTCCATACACATATGCGTTCAGTCATCGGTGTATGAATGATCGTAGGCGGATAGGGATACGACCCAAACATCTTTTGTGACCCGTGAGACTTCTTCCAAATGATGGGAAACTTACATACCAACCCATACTCTATAGCGATTCGCTCTGTATCGGAGTATATTGGCATGTATAGTCGCTCTGTACTGCCATTGTCTTTTGGGGGATATGGCAATTTGTCAGGAATAACCCAGATACAATGACGACCAGAACGCAATATCCTAGCAATCTGACGAATCCAACAATTCACACTACCAAGATAATCAGAGTATGTTGCCCAATAACTGTATTCTTTTTGGTTCCAATATGGCGGTGAAGTGATCACAAAATCTATACTATCTGACGGAAGACAATTCATCCATCCTAAACAATCATTGTGTATCACCTGCCAATCCGCCACTCAATAATCTCCTATCTCCACACTCATGTCCTCGTACACCTCCGTCTCTTGCTCTCTCTCCTCATCCATCAAGATCGGCCCCACCAACGCCATCACTACCGCATCCCCACAATCGGTTGACCTGTGCAATCTGCGCCGTATCGAATCCTTCGCCTCGATCTGTATCTTGCCGTTGCTATGTATCTTCCACTTCGGCGCAGTAAGGTCGCCGATCAACTCATCATCGGGGGGTATCGCAATCGGTATCTCGTTCGCGGGGTCAAACAACTCGCGAGTGATCCACCACGCGGCGGCGCGTTGATTGATGAAACCAAGCTCCCCGGCCTTGTCACGTAACTCGGTCTTTCTCGCGGCTGAGAATCCCCACGCGGTTAGGCGCATCTCACGCAAGCGGTGCAATACCCCCGCTCCGATGCCCGTTACATCGATGATCGCTAAGGTGTTGTAGTTGGGAAGGATGCTGGCGATCCTGCCCGCCACCTCCATCGTCGCAGTCATGTTGTTCGATTCGGGCATCTTCTCCAATTCGTCGATGATCACCTCATTGAATACTCTCGCGATCACCGTCGCATCACTGTCTGACCCGCCCCCGCCGATGTCCGCTGAGATGCAAGTGACGCGCCCCTCTTTCCCCGCCTCAACCCATGCGTGCCATCGCTCTATCGCTGCATCGATCCATGACAACGGTATAATTCCGTCTGCCCCCGCCTCGCTGAACTCCCCCAATACCTGTGTCTTATATAGCGCGGAGTCCTCTCCCCATTGCAATCGGCGCTGCTCGGCCCAAATAGGGTCCATGCGCCCCGCACTCAGCGCCTCGCGCTTCGTCACGTGGCGCGTCCACCAGTCCTCAAGACCCGCCTTGTGCATGTGTATGTCGTAGAATCGGCCTACGGGTTCCCCCGGCGTTGAAATGGCCACCGCATAAGCCTCCGCCGGTTTCGCTGACT